AGCCGTGTGCGGGCGGCGGCATCCGCAGCATTTCCATAGGCATCCGCGAGCCTCTCGATTTCCTTCCGTAGCGCCGGTGTCATCTTCATCTTGGCCTGCTCAGCCGCGAGAAGAAGCTGCTGTTGAACACGATAGCGCTCGATCGCAGCTTCGCCCTGGCCGTAGGT